AAGCTGCGTCTTGTCAGCCTTCAAAGCAAGAGCGCCAGCCAGAGTATCGGTTTCCTTGAAGCCGGACAAGAAATCCTCCAGCTCCTTCCACTTGTTGATGACCGTATCGGTGTCAGTGCCAGTAAGGAAGTCGTCCAACTTGTCAGAAACCGCCTTCAAGGAAGAAGCGGTCGCATAAGAACCTAACTTAGTCGTAACCCATGCCTCTGTCGCATATCCGGACAAGGAAGGTATATCGGATTTCTTGGCGTAGTTGTTCGTGGTAAGGTAATTACCCAACGCTTCGGTATCCAAGCCTACAATCTCACTCAACGGTTTGCTAGTCCAATGAGTAGCGCCCTTCAACTGAACCATAACCCTGTCAGCAGAAGGAACTTCGTCAGCCCATGTGCCGACATTGTTCAGCCCGCCCAAGGTGGAAGCACCGCCTTCACCTCCTCCCGTGCCCGGATTCAAGCCCATGGAGGACATCCAACGCTCAGTCCAAAAACCGACAAGAGACTCTACACTTGTCGGCAGGTTCGGGTTGTCCGGATCATCGTAATGAAGTTTGAATACGCTGTCAAAAACGGCTTTGTCAAGTTTCTTTCTATATTGCTTGGAAAGTTCGCTCTCGGAAGAGAATTTGCTGTTTACACTTGCCTCCACTCCGCTTATCTGACCCTGTATCCGGTCAAGGGTGCTTGCGCTTGGCTCATTATTAAGAGTTACTTCAAATGTCGGTATTAACCCTTCTCCCTCTTTTATAGAGAGAGACTGTATTATCACGTTCTCATGGTCTATCCCCATTTCGGGGTCATTCACAGTAAGCCGCTTACCTTCCATTATTTCATTATAGAAGTTAGCGTTTCTTGCCATGAAAATTTCGTCAACGCCTATATTGTAAGAGTAGTTTGTGCTGCTGTATTTGGCAAGATACTCTTTAGCCCTTTCCAATAACCTGTTTTCGGCAGCACGAATATATTCCTGTGGCATGAGTATGTTCAGAAGAACAAACTTGTCCCCGGCTTTCATGTTCCAGTCCTTGTTAGGAACTGTGAAATTATCTGTATCCGCTTCTTCGAGGGTATTTCGTCCAAGCGTAAGGGTGTAGCTGCCGTCCGAAGCCTTGACTATTTTAGTAATAGTAAAGGCGTACCCTTGCAATGCACCGCTCTTCATGGAAAGCTGCGCTTCTGGCATATAGCTTTCGTTTAAGTCAAATCCCAAGTCATAAAGCTGTACCGTAAAAGTGGGTTGCGTTTCACTTGTTATTGCGTCAACACTCTTTATCTCGTCAATAGCCTGTCCGGCAGAGTTCTTCATCCCCGTAATAGAGGGATAAATATCGTCATAGGTTATCACGCCTTCGCGAATCCCGTATTTGGCGATAGCCTCGTTTGACGCCAGCACAAAGTCGGTAACTCCGTCAGTCTTAAAACTTGGCAGCATAAGACGAAGAGGAGATAAGGCATAGTTTGTCGGGAGAACGCTATCCTCCCATTCGGGGAGCTTCGGGTAGCTGTAGTCAAGGTTTCTTGTCCCTCCGTATGCACGAAGCTTTGTCACTACCCCTGTATCTGAATCGGAAATCCTTTCTATCTCATACAGACCTTTCCCTTTACCATACTCAAATACATTGTCAACCACAGGTTCTGAACCACCGATAGTGACGTTTCTTCCCTTTACAAAATAATTCAGCTTATATTCCGTGTTTACGAGAGAAAGCGCATCCCAACAGTTCTGGTTACTCATTGAGATGCTTTTTTCTTCGCTTTCCGTTCCTTCTGCTATGCCAATGCTCCATACTCCGGTTCCGTACATGGCATCAAGGCACGCCTGTATTCTCTCGGCAAGGTATCGGACTGTTCCGGTAAACTCAATGGTCAGAGGGGTAGGATAGACTATCCCGTTGTCGTTGGGCACAATATCACGCATCATGCACCGCTCAAGTTCATACTTCAAAGAAACGAACCGAAGGTCGTAGCTGTAGTTGTTGCTTGAAATCTTCTTTACGGTAGGCAATAGTTCTATCTCAAACCTTTCTCCTCTGTATTCAATGTAGTCGAATATATTGAACTCAATCCTTTTATCAGAGGACAAGGTGGCGGATACGGTACGCTCGCCCATGAATGTCCCGCTGTATTCCAGTTTGTTCAGAACACATCTTACAGTCTTTCCGTCCTTGCTATATACCGTCCAACTCATATCGTTAACCTATTGCTCCTTGCTTGATGAAATTGTTTATACGCTCAATGTTATTGGGGTTCTGGGGTCAGTAACCCGGAACGTGATTTTAAATGTCACGACATCTCCCTCGTCAGACTTTCGCACAAAAAGATCCTGGTCTATGGATTTGTAATACACGCCTTGTCTTCCTATCTTTGTATATGTGTCATACACTTTCAGATTAGTACCTGTATCCCCTTTTCCGGTAAGGTAGTCAAGGAACGACTCTATTTTGCTGTTGGCAGTTCCTATTGCTCCTTTATAGGCGAACTCCACTTCTATGTCGTACGCCTTCAGCTTTATTTCCTCCGGGAAAAAGGTATCCTCTCCGTCTTGGTCCGCCCAGTCTCTTGTAGGCAAATCCTTGTTTTCTCCATAAGGCATGAACGGAAAGCCCTTGCATACTATAGACCATTGGGCTTTAGTATCTAATGTCGGACTTTCCGTCTTGCCTTTTTGGAAATAAATACTATACAGCTTTGCCATGTGTTATTTTGAGTTTGTGTCGTAAAACAAAAAAGAGCCAATTAGCGGTTGTTGCCGTCAATCAGCTCTTTGGCTTGTTCTTATTAATGCAAATATAATGTATATTTTCTATATAACAAGCATAAAGTTATAGAAAATATAAAACGTCTTATAATTAATGGATGTGACCCGCTTCATCCATATGCAAATTAATCCTATTCCTCCGGATTCGCAATTTTCATATACGGATTCGTTATGCGTTTCCCTTTTATCGTCTTTTCAAGTTCGTCTATCCTTTTGTGAACCAACTCTAAATCTTCTGACAAACGTAATAATTGTCTCGCAAGGGAAACATTCTCTTTCTGCAATTCGTATATTTTTTCTTCCATGATGAAATATTTGTTTAGATATTAATAATAGGGTATAGTTATGGCTATCGGGCATTTGAACCGACTGCTAATTTATTAAATAATGCGATTAGTATTTCCTCATGCAGCTAACGAATAAGGCTATGATAGATATAAGGAGACCTGCAATGGCAAATATCAAATTCCAATTGATAGGATTGTGCAAGTTGGGGTTAACGGCAAGATAGTGCTTACCCTCTTCGGTGAGTTTGGCATTCCATACATGACCGCCAACTACATAATTAGCTTTCACCAGACCTTTTCTTTCAATGGAACGGATGGAAGCGGTGAATACATGCTGTGGATATGTTGCCGGGCATTTCCCGCCAAACTCCGCAACAATCCGGAATGCTTGTTTCTCTTCCCTTGTTAATTTTATCCGTTCCATAACCTACTCGTTTTCTGCAAATTTACTAAATACTACGCAAAATATGCTATGCAGCAGGGTCTATTTCACCCTTAGTCTGCTTTGTATAGAAGTCCTCGTAAAATATTACATAAACGTTCAGCATCATCTTTTGACAAAATTGTCACTATTTCTGCATCTTCGTTTTCAATGCAAACTGAAATTTTCATTTCTTCATCGCTCGTAGTTGAGTATGACTGTCCTATGGTAATAACAACGCCATTATCGCTATTTATACTTTCATAAACAGAATTTTTAATCTTATCTAAATTCTTGAACATTTGCTTTTCCATAATTATGCAGTCATTTTAGAGTTATACAAATCAATTACAAATTTACGACCTTTTTCAGTCCAATACATGTGTTCCTTTGACTTTTGAACACCGTTATCCAGATATGGGTGTGGTACATGCTTTGTGTAACCTTTGCCCCTGTACTTGGTATGAAGAAAGTAAATCCCCGATTGTTTGTACTGAATATCCCAATCGCACAACAACTTGTTCAGCTTGATTGCTGATATTTCAAGGAAGGCGGCTATCATGTTGGTAGTAACAAGTCCTTCGCTCGACATGATTTTGTCGAAGCTGTCACCTTTCGGGGCAAGCATCTTTATCTTTTCATCTTTGACGGCGATTTCGTCTTCCTTCTGCTCGATAAGGATTTGATTGCGCATGTTTTCGGTTTCAAGCTGCTTTAGCCGTTCCTCCCTTTTTGCAAGGGTGGCTTGTGCGATGGTTAGCGCACGTGCCATGATTTCTTCGGGAGTGTCGTTTGGGGTGGTGGAGATGTAGCCGCCAGTTTTGCGAATGGCGGGAAGAACTTCGGATGTAACCCAACGTTTAAATGCTTTTGCTGTCGGTAGCTTACTTCCAAATACAAGAGAATAGACACCGCTTTCATTTATTAAGGTAGTGTCTTGCATAAATCCTTGATTGTCAGGGATGCCCCGTTTTAGGGCGTCCTCATTATCAACATGTTGCAGAATTGCATTTCTGGGCTTTGCATACCCTAACGCCAATGCAATGTCATTGCCTACAAAATAAGGTTGATTGTTTACTTCGAGGGTTCTTATTTGCCCGAAGTTTGGATTGTTGAAAATTTGAACAGCATTCATAGCAATTATTTTTGAACAACAAAAAACTGCACTACGTGTTGTTCAAGCCTAATTGCAAGCTCCGGGGGTGTTTCCACTTCCCGACACGGTGCAGTTATATCTTTAGTTTTAAGATACACTATATATGTTTTGGCACAAAAAATGCCGCTTTAGTGCGGCTTTGTACCGCAATTAGTTTGAACACTGCAAAGATATACATAATCTTTAAAAGTGCAAACTTCTTATTAGAAAATCAGTTGCCTATGTAAATTTTCTAAGTTCTTGCGCGAATATATAGAAAATATTATATTTTCGCCAAATAAATTATATTATAAAAGTTCAAACATGTTATATAACATGCTATATATAATGACAACAAGTGTTAATAAAAGAGTATCTTTGCTCCAAAATTTAATACGTATTAATAATAATTGGTATGAAAAAGCTGATACTATTTTTATTTCTTTTCGGGTGTGTAGCATATTGTTCTAGGTCTTGCGGAGAAGATGATGATAGTAGCATGTATGATGAGGAATATTGGAGTTCCGTTGCACGAGAAAAACAGATGAGAAAAGCTGGGTTTAAAGAATTTGCAGATAGAGAAAAAAGAGAGCGGCAAGCTCGTTTACGGAATATGAAGAATAATCCACCCATAAAGGTGGAAAAGCAAGAGGCAAGTACGCCTCCCCAAAAGGTAGAAACCAAGCCCTTATTTTGTATAACATCTAACGAGGATATATTTTTGCTTGATAAACCTAAAGGAAATAAGATTTTAAATGAAGAAGCAACTAAGTATTTTGGAAAAGAAACTTATTTTCGAATAGGTGAACTAGATAACGTTATTATACTTGAAGAAAAAGATGGATGGGCAAAGGTGCAGCATGCTCAATTCCCCCTAAATCAAGGATGGATAAAAAAATCTCATTTAAAAAGGCGCAATAAATCTCATACAGAAAGGGTTCAAAGAGGGCTTAATGATTACAAGGGAAGTAAGGAGCAACAAGAAGACCTCAAAGCGATTGATGAATATATGAAGACACATCCTGATTTTTAGTTATATTACAATCAAAAATATACATTATCTTGCTAAGGCATTCCCCGTTCGTTATCGTTCGGGGATTTTTATGTTTTATAACATTGATAAGATATTGTAATAAAAGAAGAATAATATAATGTCTAATTAAATTTAAAGACTTAACTTTGCCGCACATTAATTAACAAAAACAAATGCTTTATGAGAAAGATTTTATTTTTACTGGCAATGTTGCCAATGTTTATGTTTAGTGCGTGTTCGGATGATGATGATTTCGACTATCCAATGGAAACCTTGTACGGCACATGGGATGTGACGGATGTAAAAGTAGAGGGTAAATGGTATGACGTGACTACATACCCATATACAAAGTTTGGGATGTCTATTTCTTTCAAGTCGGACGGAACTTTTTACGGCAAAGGGTATTTAGGTAACGGTAGTGGTACATACAAGGCGACAGGAAATACTATCGTTACCTATTTGGACGGTGAAGAATATATTAGATATACAGTGAAATCCTTATCGGGTGATGACGCCGAACTTACCATGTCGATGGATGGGGAGAGCTTGGATATTAAGGCTGAAAAACGATAAGTCAATTTTAAAATAGCCATCAAGTCAAGCGGAGTCCCCTCTGCTTGATTTGATTGTGAGAGAAAGTTATTTTGCATTAATAAGTAATCTATTATAAACTAGACGTTTAGCTTGGCGTTACTACGTTGTATGCTATTAAACATGTATAAAAAAATAAGTGATTTATTGCAATATAAACTTTAGTCGCTATATTTGCATCATAATTACGCTCATGGCTACGCATACCCGAAAGCAGCTTCTTGCCGCTTATCCTTAAATAATGGGTATGCCGACCCCTGGGCATTTTTTATAAATAATCATAATGAAAAAAGACAACAACTTCCCACCTGTAAAGGTTGCCGTATTGGTAGATGGTGGTTTTTTTATAAAAAGATTTAATTATCTTTATAATAGCGAAAAGAAGATGAGCGGTTCAGAAGTAGCGGAGAGGCTATACACAATGTGCATGAAGCATGTGGGAGACCGTAATACACTTTATAGGATATTCTACTACGATTGCTATCCATTGGATAAAAAGGCGCATAATCCGGTATCTAAGAAAGCGATAGATTTCAGTAAGACGGAAGAATTCAAGTTTAAGAACGAGTTGATAAGTGCACTTAAACAGAAAAGGAAAGTAGCCATACGGATGGGGGAGTTAAAAGACAATCATAATTGGCAGATACGTTCTTCCAAAGTGAAAGATTTGTTGAATGGCAAAACAAAAATTGAAGATTTGTCAGATTCCGATGTGTTTTTGGATATTAAACAAAAAGGAATAGATATGAAAATTGGGATTGATATAGCTTCGTTAGCTTTAAAAAGGTTTGTTGATACTATTGTTCTTTTCTCGGGGGATTCTGATTTTGTCCCGGCTTCAAAACTTGCAAGGAGAGAAGGTATAGATTTTGTATTAGACCCCATGAAGGCGAATGTAGAGCCTCAATTATTTGAGCATATAGACGGAATATATAATGCGACACCTTATAGAGATAGGGCGAAAAAGAAAAAATAATAATAGGAGGATATATGGATTTTTTAAGCTTAGTATATACAATAGGAACCATTATCACAAGTGGCATACTTATATGGTTTAAAACCAAATCCGGGAAGAAATGGTTAAGAGAACTGTAAGCAGAAGTATAAAAAGGGAACAGATAAATTCAATATCAAAATAATATGGATTCACTAACGGCGATATTTTTAATGACAACCATTATAGGTGTTTCATTGGTTGCTTGGTCTCATACCAAGTCCGGCAAGAAGTGGCTTGCAAACTTATAAATTGACTGTTATTTAGAGAAACAATAAAGCCAGACATTACATCTGGCTTTTCCTTTTCATGACATCCCCATCGGTTTCCACGGTGCAATCTTCTCCATGAATGTAGACATAAACGGATGCTGCACCGCTTTGCAGTATGTGAATTTTCGCACGGTCATATACATTAATGAATATCTTGCTGAACTTAGAGCAGTCAATGGTCACGTCGCTGTCGTGGCGGACATAGATGTCACAAGTTGAAAATCCGTCAAATAGGAGAGTGCCCTTGCAGTTCCCGTTAAGAACGGCTATGTGCTTCATGTTCCTTGATTGCACATCCTCATCGACAAATATATTGTTTCTGTGAAGGATGTCCTTGTCGAAATTTTCCTTTATGAAAGTATTGGTGGGGTACCCTTTGTCTATACAGAAATCAATCCCATGCAAATACTTGTCAATTAACGCTTGTTGATCGGGAGAACCCCATTGTTCCGTCCATTCAGTACATAATCCCAGCGATACCGCTTGGTTGAGCAATGTCCTGCTTAAATCCTTGTCGTTCATAATTTTATATATTAATCTTTCGTTTTCCTTTGTCTATAACCATACCAACTAATCCCATAAACTCCTTTAACACAGCCAAGTTGGCTTCTGTGTTTTGAGCACTTCTTAGCGTATTGTTAGCTATCGCTCTTAATTGCGTTAGTTGCTGTTCTGCGAGAATATTGTACTTTGGGAAAATTTCATTTCCTAATTTTTCAAGAAGAGCACGTTTTACGCTTACATCCTGCCGGATGCTATTCAGGTATGAACCTAAAAGATTTGCCGTATCTTCTGTTACCCCTTGGATACCTTTTGATAATCCATTTGAGGAAGTTGTATCTTCAAGACTTATTCCTGCTTTTTTAGCTGCATCATTTAGATAGTCCCATATTTTTTGAGAATCAGAAATTGTTCCTTTTAGCTTTTCTATTTCTTGCAACAGACCGGATGCCTCTTGTTGTGTCAAATCAGTACCTCCGGCAGAGTTGTCCGTAAATATGCCTGTATCTCCAAAGAGATATTCTCTTAATTTCTCCATTGCGGGCTGAATAACTCCCAATGAAATCATATTCTTTATAACGCTGCGCATTATATCTGCTACAGTATTATCAAATGCTATTGCAGCATCCTCTCCATTAGAAAATGCGCCAACAAGTGCGTCTGAAATTTGGTCTGCCCAACCTTTTAAATCTATGCCGAATTGTTCGCTAGCCAAATCTTCATAGAAATATTTTAGTTGTTCATCCAATTCGATAATTTGCTGTTTATAATCTTCTATTTTGGAAGCATCTGATTTTTTCTTGTCACGTTCGGCTTCTATTTGTTTTTCAATTTCTATCCGTTGGGCTTGTAGGTTGCCAATCATTTCCTTTGACTGACTTTGGGTTACGCTTCCCAATTGCCTTTCAACTACAGATTGCAGATTCTTATATGTGTTAGACAGTTTTTGAACTTCCAGTTGAGAACGTTGTATTGACTTGTCAAGTTTTTTGTCGTGTGCTCTAGCAATGCTGCCAATTATATTAGGGATAAATGACAAAGTACTGGTAGCCATTTGTATTGGGTTTCCGCTAGTCAGACCTTCCACCAGATTCCCTATTTCTCCGGTTAATTCTCCTACGAGACCAAGAGTGTCGGATAGTTCATCATTGCCAAGCGCATCAAACATTCCACTCCATGCGTCTGTGACACCTTTTATCATTTGTGCAGCTTGACTGGCGTTAGTACCAATCATTTTTAAGGCATCTTCTTCATCTTCTTTAGATTGGGCTGATTTAAGCTTTTTAAAACCATCTATAACTCCTTGGAATGGGTTTTGGGCATTTAAGTCATTCTGCGTTTTTTCTATTTGTTTTAAAAGTCGCAAATATTCTTCCAATGATAATGTGTACTTTTTATTGTTCTTATCTGTAAGTTCAAATTGACTTTTTCCTGTTATTGGGTCTTTTTGCTCAACCGCCGATTCAGAAAACTTTTTAGCTTCATCAACTAACTTTCTTAGATTGTTATATCCAATGTTGGCGGTTTCTCCAAAGAGTTTTTGCCAAAGAGGTAAAAGCTTGATTGATTCATCATTTAACTCTTGTATCTCTTTGTTCATTTTTTGAGTATATGCCTCTTTCCCCTCTTGGGTAGTCGCAGAATCTATCAGTCCTTGATATTTGCCTTTTACTGCTTCTATCTTTTTTTCAATCGAAGCAAATTCCATTATTGTGTTTTGTTCATCAATCAAACTAAGATTCTGCTTCTCTTGGATTTTATCGTTAATTTCTTTTTGCAGGGATAAAATTACATTTGCGGACTTCCCGAACTTTTCTCTTATAGTCTTTTCATCCAAGCCAAGGACTATATCTACTGGCATGTCTGAATAAGCCCTCGCCTCTCTTTTTAGCTTGGCTTTTAACTCGTCTATAAGGTTGTCAAATCCAATCTCTCCACCGAAAGCAATGCTCATTGATTGTTCTTTATTTCCGGTTATATCAAATAGTTGTCTATATAAATCCCATTTCTTTCCGGATTCAGAGATATACTTTTCTATTTCCTTCAAGGCATCGTCAACCCCTTTCTTGACATTGTCGTAGTTGATATTCTCTTTCTTTACGCCAAGAGATAGGTACAATTCCATCTGCTTCCCTTTGGATTGGTCCAACTGGTCTTGTATGTATTGGTATGCCTTGCTTGGGTCACTCAAATCCAAGTTAACCCCGTTCTTGTCAAAGATAGGGGCAAATTCAGAAACGCCCTTTACCCTTTGTGATGCGGCTTCTTCACCCTCTATTTTCTTCCACTTGTCGTAAAGTGATAGGGCTTTGCTGATTAGGTCGGCACGGTCTTTCCATTGTTCTGCAATAGGGTCTTTGGCTGCACTTTTAGTTTCTTTGGTTACACGCCCAAATGTTTTCAATATTTCATCGGTAGCGCTTTTCAGTTGCTTGGCTTTGTCTATGCTTTTACGGGTTTCTTCATTCCATTCTCCTTCTTTTTTAGTCCATTCATTAAGAGTGGAAGACGCATCTTCGTTAGCTCCGACTATATTTTCTATATACTTTTGGAAACCGCCTTCGGCATCAGGTTTTAATCTTTCAATGTCAAATTTTTCATACAGCTCAGTCGCTTTTTTGAACCAAGCAGAATCTTTATCGTCTTTCTTTTGGCTATAACTTGAATAGTTCAATAATGCATTGTCTAATTCCTTTTTAGCTTGTGATAAAACTTTTGTTTGTTTTTCTATGTCTTTATCTAAAGATTCTATGACATGCTTATAGTCTGTGCTATCATCCAATGATTGATAATATTCTCTACGGGATTTCAATCTGTTAAGTTCTCTTTGAGCTTCATTCCTATTCTCGGTCGCACCGATTACAAGTCCTGCGCTTTTTACCTTTTCTCTTTCCTTTGATGCAGATAGCACTTTTTGGATGGCCTGGTATTCTCCTTCTAAAAGAAGCTGTTCAAATTTCATGTTTTCAAAGAGAGAAGGATATATTTTTTGAAGGTTTATATATGCTCTCCTTTGCTCATCAATACCGTTTGTTTTATTAAATATTTGAGAAATATATCCTTTAGCTCTATTTTCTTCCTCTTTAATGGCCTCTATGTTTTTCGTAAACTCAATATTTAGTTTTTTTATTTTGTCAGCAGTAGTTTCAACTTTTTCTTGGAATACCGCCAATGTTGTAACTATGGCGCCTAAGGTAGTTATCCAAAACACCCAAGGATTGGCTTTCATTGCTGAGTTAAGCGCCCACTGTGCTACTGCGGCTGATTTGGTGACTTTGACTCCTTTGTTTAACCATGTATAATACGCTTGCATTTGACTGATTGCAAAAGAAGACTTTTGCGATACATTTACAGCTATCACAGCCGTTTTGTAAGAGCCATAAGCCCCTACAAGGACACCAAGTATATCCGCAACGGATTCCCAATGTTTCATCAGTTTAGTAAGCAACTCCAAACTATCTGAAAGGACACCGCTATTGCCCTCTGCAATGTCGGCCATCATTACATCCCAAGCGTCCTGCAAGTTGCTCCACTTGCCCGCAAGGCTTTCCGCAAGGGCTTCCTGCATATTGTAGAATTTCCCGCCTTCATTGGTTAACTCCCAAAGGACATCTTTCACCATCCCGAAGCTGACTTCTTTTCGGCTGATCTTATCAAATACATCTCCGGCAGAGGTTACTACTCCCGTAAGCTTAGTAAACCGTTTTGCCAACTCGTCCACCAACGGAATACCAGCCTCGGTAAACTGCCTCAGTTCCTGCCCACGGAGGAAAGCCGCACTGCGCACCTGCCCGTATGCCAATATGATACGCCCCATATCAACACCAACACCTGCGGAAATGTCGGCAAGCCTCTTGGTCGTGTCGTAAAGCTCCTCATACGGGATGCTGTATGCGGAAAGCTGCTTGGTGTATGATGCCAGTTCCTTGAACTGGAACGGGGAAGCTACCGCTAACTCCTTGATGCGGTTGAATATCGTTTCAGCTTTCATGCTATCTCCTATAATGGAGGTCAGTGCGATTCGTTGCTTTTGGAACTCCCCTCCAATGGTGTACAATCCTCTTACAAAGCGTTCTACCGTATATATGGAATACACATTGGCTATTTGGTTTTTCAATTCACCGGCTATCCGTGATTGGGATGACATCGTAGAATTTGCCCTCTTCATAGCCGCATTGTGCGTATCGGAAGCTTTTGCAGCCTGCATCCGTGCGTTTCTAAGCTGTTCAAGGGCTTTTTGCGAGTTGGCGTAAGCGTCTGTACGTTTCATTTGGGAATTAGCATAAGCATCCGCACGAATTATTGAAGCTGCTGCTTTAACGGCTCTTAATTCTGCTTCGGATTGTTCACGCCCCCTTTTTAGACTGGCATTTAACTGTTCTCGCTCTTTCTTAATACTGGCATCTAATTGCTCTCGTTCCCTCCTAATTTCTTGAAGAACCTTTTTGTATGTCACATCAGCATCCATGCGTACTGTTGTTGCAAATCCCTTGATTCCTCTTAGCTCATTAGAAGTCATTCCTTTCCCCTTGAACGCCTCTGTAAAATTCTTGATACTCTCGCTATCCACCTCAAGCTTCACCTTGTACGTCTTATTTTTCAACAAGGATTCCACTTTGTCATCAATTTCCTTCACATCCGTTTTCAGCCCCACTCTTGCGCTGACTGTAGCGTGCATGTTTACAAGCTTTTTCTTGATAGCTTCATACTCCTGTGGAGTGTAATCCTTCAAATGAATCCCAAAATTTAAATTTCCGAGGTCTGCCATATCTTTGCCTTATTTTGTGTTTCTTTTGAGCGCATCCACGCCATTAACTAAAAAATCATCCAATGAAACTTTCTGTCCTTTTGCTTCCTGCGCCTTCCTTTTTTCCTCCCATCTTCTTGTAAGTTCCTGCATTTCCTTTGCCGTGTGCTTCTTTTCACCTCCTTCAGTGTCTTCATGCTTATAGGAAACAAACGGAGCATCGCACATGAGAAGTTCATACTGGGCATTGGTAATGACGTAATCCATAAGCCAGTTCGGGACGTTTATCAGTCCACCGAAAAGTACCAATGGACGGATTAACTCGGAGTATTTCTCTCCGTTTGAGAATCCTGCTCCTGCCGAAGTCCTTGAAGGATATGCTCTGCTTCCTTTCTCGTCATCGTCATCATAGTGTCCTTCATCCCTGTCAAGAACATGGTAGCACTCAAGTACTCCAACTTCTGAGATTCCACTTTTTTTTTACCAACCGCTATGATGTCAATAAGCTCTGAATCAGTGTACTTTTTCCATAGCATACGCCAATATATCCAATGGAACAGCTTTATTTTCCACCATCCGTTAAGGATAATGAGAGAAGCGCATTTGGCAGTTACTTCGTCCTCTTTCTCGCAGGAATGTAATACATGGGTAAGCTTACGAAGCGTACCACGGTGAAGCCATTTTATGCCGAACTTCCTGTTTCTTATGGTAACATAGTCCGTGCTGTTCTCCAACACATCGTCAAGCCTTTTTTGTTCTTCTACTGTAGGTTGTTGTATATTTTTTCTCATGATTGTTATATGGGTTATAAAAAGAGAAGGCGGCGGCACAAAGCTCACCGCCTATACTGTTAAATGGAAGAACCTGCCTGTTCGACTTTTACCGCACCGAATTCACCGGATGTGGAAATGTTGACCGAAGCCGTTCTTTTCGCTCCACTATTTGCTGTAACCTTGACCGTCACCACTTTCCCGCTGACAGAGACCTTGCACCATGTTTCTGTAGATTGTGCAGATAGGGTACTCTCTTTTGTCGTAGCCGTGATGGTCTTCCCTGTATTGTCTGCGTCACTGGAGAAAGACAGGGAAGATGGAGCTACGGTCAGGAGGCTTTTTTTGTCAAGAAGGCGATATTGTCGTCTGTAGTATCATCGGAAGTGCCATCTTCTATTTCTATAGTCCCGCTCAATGCAAACCCGAATGGGGTAGTAGAGGCGTTCTCAAACAACGCACGTGCATAGATTGCCATCTTCTTAACTAGTACGCACTTTTCACCATCTTCGCTTAAAAGCGCGATACCTGCGTTGAGTTTCTTGCTGTTTAACGTGGCGGATATTCCGCTGAAACCTACACCGTTGACTGTAGATGTTGTTACTTCATGCGCTTCTCCAAGGAAGTATTCAACCAAATCCTTGCTGATACTGGGAACGGTTGCGGCAAAGGTTATGTCACCTGCCGTGCTTGTCACAGCCCAGTCCGCCTGCAACCCATGAACTTTCGTACGGTTCAACGTAGGCTCTGCCTGGGACAGAGACAAAGAGTCAACAACCACAGGCAAATCAAAATCCGGAGATACCGTAGTAAAGTTGGCTATCCCTCCCTTAACCAACATGATGGATGAAAGGCCGCTGAATACGTCTTTCAATTCTAGTTTTGTCTTCATTGCCATAATAAATAGTTTTTAATTGTTTTATTTTATGCTTATCTTATAACAAGGTCAGCCCTTATCAATGTTGCGCTGAACCCCAACCCGTCATTACCTTTCAATGTCAATTTTGGACTTGAAGCAATTATGTGATTGTCGCTGACAGGAAACAAGGAAAGGATTTTCCCCACAAGTGTATCCATTGTATCCAAATCTTCAGCCCCGCTTTTCTTTAGCCTTACATATACTTCAACCGTGCAATGGGTTTGCACATTCCCGAATCCGCTCCCGTAAGTCATGGAAGACATCTGACCTGGCAAGGACACAACAATGAATTCATCCATTTGCTTAGGTACGGCAGCTGGACGGTCATTGGTAAACACGTTCTCACTGACTTTCCTTGCGGAATCAAACAATGACTTCAACGCATCCTTATATTTAAAATCATGCTCGTATCCCATATCACTTCATCGGTTTAAATGTCATTTTGGATATGCTTTCCGCATAGTCGTAGGTGTCGGACAGAACATTTAGCCCTTTTTTTGATTCCAGATAGTTGGAATATTCGGTACCTGTACACATCACCAGACCTATGCCGTCACTTGGCGCTTTATACTCCTTTAGGAAATTTACAGAAGTGGTTAATCCGTATTCCCCGTTGGTATCAACCAGATTGTATTTCTTTATGGGAATAAGCTTCCCGCTTTCATAGCTCCGGACCATTATAACCCCGACTCCGTCACCTCTGCTCAGTTTCGGGCGGGTAGCATTTTTCAGCCCTTGAGTAACTACTGCTGTTATTATCCTTGATAGTCCACCCTTGTAATATATACCCACTGCTAATGAAGTCAATGTGTTTCCTGTAACATTGTGGTACCGGGCAGATACAACACCGTCTTTCAGAAGCCTGATTCCGATTTCCGTTATCTTGTCAAGCAGATATCCGTCAATGATATTGCGCATCTTTTTCTTGCCTTCTTCCAAGACTTTAGCATTGTCTTCCATATCCCTAATTCTTAGCCATGTTGAAATACAAAGTCGTTCCCATTTCCGTAGCGTAACAGTCCGTTATCACTTTGGCTTCAAAAGTTCCACCGTAATCTGTAACATCCACAAGATCTCCCGCAACAATTCCCCTCACAAGTCCGGGAATGTCTATCGCATAGTCGCTTTTTATGACATTGCTTTTCGTAAATGTCCTCAAAGAGGAGCTTCCATACTTATTGCACTCTCCCTCATACAGAACAGTTTCCGCCCCATCATCAAACGAAGTCTCACCGGATATACGATATACCTTGCATGTATGCGGGAAACGTGGATTGTTTACTTTCATAGCGGATATCTTTTATTCATGTTCATACCCAAGTTGACAATCTTTGCGGATGATTTCCTTACATTCTCTCCATACATGGCGTATATGTCATTTGCCATTTGGCGGAGATTGCGCTTGTCGTAAGCGGAACTTTGAGTACCGCCCTCCTTGTGCTTCCATACGCCATTTGCATCCTCTACGCTCCCAGTTACGCTTGGAGTGCTTGCGCACCACATATAAAGGTCTGCCCGGCATAAATCCTTCTGACGCTTATCCAACGTGGTGACATCCGTCCCCGGCGCGATTTCCCTGTCAATCAATATGGTGGTTATCGCACTGTCTGTAACTTCGAAACCGACACAACCACGGAGGTAACCCTCAATGGCCGTGCCGATAACTGTATTTTGAGAATTCCCCATGGTTATTTACCCTTAATGTTCAAGTAATAGAACCAACGAACCTTGTTAGGAACAACCAATCCGGTAACTTCCGATTTGATAGTCTGTGTCATGGTTTCGTCGTTGAATACTTGACGGATCAGAGTACGCCCTCCGTCATACAATGCGGTACGTGCACCAGGAGTTTCCATGAAGATAGGACGTCCGCATTGTACATCTCCCAAATCTTCGTTCGGGACATACGCCATAACTCCTTCCTCAAAGTTCTGCAAGGTCTTGTATTTGATTTTCTGTGTATCCTTGTCGTAGCTTTCTACTACGGAGATGGAATCAATTACTCTGATTTCAGCACCGATACGGGTTTCGATAAACGCCTTGATTGCTTCGTCTGTAACAAGATTTGCAAAAGCAAGCTGCATGTCTTTGTCGGAGATGTCCGGACGGTTTGCGACTGTGTACATCTGACGGAAATACGGCAGATTGATGATGTCGTCCCATGTGGATTTGCTTACTTCCCAATGTCCCTGTGGCGCAAAGTCTTTCTGTCGGCTGTCTCGGTTAACGTCTCGCATCACCTTGATAGGATCAATTGTATTGCCTACGGAATCTTGCTGTGAAACTTCTCCGGTTGAATCATTTTTCTTGTACCAATAAGAATCTTTAATGTTCTTCTTGGGAACACCAAAGTCTATTGACAAAGAGATGCCTAGAGGATTGTTGGCAGCATCAATAATCAGGTTTCCTTTTTTGGATACGACTTGGTTTCTCTGATAAAGGAACGTGTTATAGTTACCTCCAAGCAAGCTGTCTACTCCATTAAACAGAAGCTCCATGATTGTAGACTCTATCTCCGGTGTAGAACTGCCGATAGCATCCATCATCATCATCTTTTCACGCAAGATTTTACGGCTTAACGTGATCTCGTGCTTGAAAGTAGGCAACCCTCCCATTTGCAATGAAAGGCCGTCAGTTGACTTGGTAGCACCGTCACTGTCAATGTCTACGTAGGTAGCCAGAGTGTACGGGCGAATTGTTGCCTCAATCTGTTCGTAAGTAGGGTTCAGAGGGATATTAGGGTTTAACGGGAATCCCATCTGTGCGAACGTCTTCTCCGCATTATATTTTTCCGCAAACATGTCGTTAATCCACGCTTCCAACGGCTTGTTCCCGGTATATCCCATAGCAGCAAGACCTCTGCCTACAATATCGTAAAATTCTTTGTTTCTTGTGTACATATTATCCTCCTTTCTTATTCATTGGATTCACGCACAAACTCAATCATAGGTAATTGTGCTTCTACTGATTTAGGGATACCTCCTCCCGCAACACGGTCTGCGTATATTCTTCCTGCCCTTACTACGGCACATGTTGCAGAAATGCAACCTTCGGGGATACATACATCCTCAAATACGAGGCCGTTTACATCACTTAATTCCCCGCTTGCAACTGCGCCTTGCTTGGAAAGTTCTATTGTACCTGTCACTCCTGTGCTTCCGGGAATGAACATATAAGCCGGGACCATTGCAGCCGCCTTCTGCGTGAAGGTTAACACTGCTCCACTTCTTTTCACATCCCATTCCGTGAAAGTGGATTTTCCGCCTTCAATCTTTGTGGCAACCAGCTCCGGTGTGGTTTCAGAAGCACTTGTCACTGCGATTGAATAACTTTTGCTACCCAATACGAATGACAAGTCTCCATTGGCAGTAGCCTTGTTGGTGATAGTCAGTGTTACCACTGCCTTTACGCCCGTAACTCCATCTGCCGTGATTACTTCAACCTGCTGACCGGCACCGTTGAATTTTACCATTGTCCCGGCATGTATGATGTCACCTGGCTTTAATCCCATCCCGGCAACATCTATCATACCACCGCCTTGGTATAATTCCCGTACCCTCGACCATACAGGAAAATTACCGCCAATTCCCGACCGGAATTGACCGATAGTGTTGAAAGTTCCTAATTGTCTCATTTTTCTTGTCTGTTTTAAAATATGTTACTGTGTTTTGGGAAGTTTTCCTCTTGATATCATGAGTTCCTTGAAAGACTTTCTACGGTTCTTTGCCTGTTCTTCTCCTGTTTCAGCAAACTGATTGATGACAGGCGAATCACCTTCTCCGAAAATCGCCTTGTATCTTTTCTCATAGTTGCGCTTGGCACACCCTATGATATCATCAATTTTCATATCCTCATTGATTTCCACATCGGATATGGCGATATTAAGGATTTCTTCATTGCAGGCGTTTTTACCTCCGTTTTCTATTTGGGATTTCAACAGGTCTCTGGATTTTTTTTTCAAATCTTGGATTGACGCAGCCTTTTTTGCTGCTTCATTTTCTTTCTCAAACTGTAAAATCTTAGCTTCCATTTCCCTCATTTTCTTTTCAAGAGAGGCATCTCCCGTGCCATCACTCGCAGGTGCAGAGTCTTGTTGTGGTTTATAGTTTTTCTTAAAACCCTCAATCTCGGTTGCGACATCGTGGTTATACTGACCTTGCATACCTTTTAGGAACCCGACAGCTGTATTGAAATAGATTTCATCAGGCTCTTTCCCTTCCGGCACTGGATTAAGTTCAATATACTTCTGTAATGTCTGCGTTGAAAAACTGGTTTCTCCAAGTTTCTCGTTTAATGTGGATAAGATTTTTTCTTGTTCCATTGTGTTTATTCTGTGTTTATGTTAAATAAAAAAGAGCCTATCAATGCTTTTTGCATCAATAAGCTCTTAGGCTTGTATATTGTAATCTTCTATTCCGACGTAATTCTTATTTTGATATAATTCCGGCATCTTCTGCACATAGTCCGAAGCAAAACGTTTCCATCTGCCATTTTTATATCTGTAAGCTTCTGCCCACATACCGGACAAGTCACAAATGTGCTTTGTAGAAAGTCCGGCTTTTCATCCAACCTGGAATCAATTCTTATCATACAAATAATTTTCATTGCAAATATAGTGTATATTTTCTAAAAATCAATATATTAATCATCTTTTTATTATGTTGTATTTAGAAAATATACAAATAATTGTATATTTGTACCATATAATATCATAGAGCTGTGAATCAAGCCGGGATATGCAGGGTAATTCTGCATGTACCGGCTATTTTTATTTTATGGAATACGACGGAGATGTACATACAAGGAAAGGGGATAGTGTATTCAGTCATGAATACATAACCAAACTACGCAAGATAAAGGATAGCTATAATATTATAGCACAGGCTGGAGGGCAAGAGGACTCATTGGCTTCCGATGCTGATATTGTTATCATGGGAGGTAACCGTGGCGGTTCAAAGACATTCTCTTTATTGATGGAGTCTTTGCCGGATATAAAAAATCCACGGTTTAATGCCGTCCTTCTACGTAATGAGAAAGACGACCTTAGAGACATGATTAATACGTCTTATATCCTTTATTCCCAATTCGGTTATTATAACCGCTCCATATCAGATATGACTTGGAATTTCGGGGATAATTCCGGGAAATTGTGGTTTTCCTATTTTGCGGACACTTTTGAAGATTTCAAGAAACGATTTCAAGGAAAACAGTTTTGTTATATTGGCATAGATGAAATAACACATTGTTCATACGAGAAGTTCAAATATCTAATAACTTGTAACCGTAATGCTTACGGTATAAAAAACCGTTTTTGGGGGACTTGCAATCCGGATCCGGACAGTTGGGTACGTGTCTTTATAGACTGGTGGATTGGAGAAGACGGTAATCCTATACCAGAGAGGAATGGGGTAAAAAGATATTGTTTTATGGACGGAGATTCCCCTAATGGGATTTATTGGGGGGATACACCGGAAGATGTATATGAGCAATGCAAATCAATCATAGATCCTCTTTGGAATGAATCATATGAGAAGTTGGGATTTAATAAGAAGACAATGTTTATCAAGTCCGTGGTATTCATTCGTGCCCGCCTTGAAGATAACATCAAACTGATTGAAGCCGATTCAAATTATGCTGCCAACCTTGCCCAGCAAGATGAGGAATCCCGTGCCCGTGACCTTGAAGGTAACTGGAACTTCAAGGCGGCTGGAGACGACATTCTGAAAATGGAACACATGGAGCGTTTCTTCAACAATCCTGCTCAATATGGGGACGGGAAGCGAAGGGTATCATGTGATATTGCGTATGAAGGCGGGGACAACCTTGTCATGTGGCTTTGGATTGGAAACCATATCGAAGACGTGTATGTGAGCAGGGATAACTCCAAGCGTACGGAAGAATGTGTCTCTTATAAGTTACGTGAGTGGGGAGTGTTGGAGAAAGATTTTGTTTTTGACTTGAACGGTCCCGGACAGGATTTTAAAGGCAAATTCCCGGATGCAGTCAAGTTCAATAACATGGCAGCGCCTATCCCATTGATAAAAGCCGATGAGAAATCCATAAAATATGTGTATTCTTCTTTAAAGTCTCAGTGTGCGGATATACTTGTGAAGAAGATTAAGAATGGCGATATATCAATCAATCCAGAGCTGCTGTCCCGAAAGTTCTCCGGAAACGGATATTCGGGAATGACCCTTCATGACATCCTTATGAAGGAGAGGAAAGCCATTCGGGACGCTGACACAGACAGGGGATTTGATTTGATAAGGAAATATCTCATGAAGAAATACGTCGGACATTCTCCCGACTTCATAGAAGCTATGATTTACAGACAAATCTTTGATATAATAAAACACAAAACAAAACCAAAAGGATTATGGAGAATATAAACACACGACAGATTATGGTACGTCGGCCGTTCCGTAGGATATTACCTAATGGCTATAAATGCGCATCCGGAATTATATCCGGGAATATGACCGGAAACGAGCCGTATGATAATCCTACTTATCAGATTATTACCCAAATGGATTTCCTTAGGGAATTTGAGCCTTCGGGCCATGCCATCAACGACCCGTTGGTTTATCCGGACAGGCTAAGGCAAGATCCGGATACAAAACAATGGTTCAGAGAGGCGGTAATCAGGTGCTCGTTTGCTTTTCAACGGATTATAACAGTAAAGCATCTGGTCCATCTCTGTGGAAATGACATCCAGTTTGAAATGGAAGGTGACACTGAGAATGAAAAAGTAAAAGATACTTTCTTCAAATTCAGGACAGGATGGGCGGTAAAGGACATGGAGATAGCATGGTATGAAGCGGCAAAATCCGTAAAGATAACTGGAGATACAGCATTTGTAGGTTATCTACGGAAGGGGAAATTCTATTGGAAAGTCCTTTCATTTGAAAAAGGTGACGTGCTATATCCTCATTTTGACAATTTCACAGGGGAACTGTCCTTGTTTGCCCGTTCGTATTCGGATTATGACAATAACGGGAATACAGTTACTGAATGGCTGGAAGTATGGGACAGCAAATACCTGCGTCGTTTCAAAAAAGGGAAAGGCGGATACAGTAAAATAAAGCAGGTCATAAAAGGACTGTTCGGATTGAGCGGGTATGAGCTTGTTTCCGAGCAAGAGCATGGGTTCACATTCATTCCTGTGGCTTATCACAGATGTGATGATGGTGCATGCTGGTCCCCTTCGCAGGACAGCATAGAACAGTATGAGCTGGCATTTTCCCAACTTTCTCAAAACAATACCGCTTATGCTTTCCCTATTATGTATTTTAAGGGTGAGAATATTGATATAGAAGGAGGTATGGACGGTACAATAAAATGTATCTCAATGGGAACGGACGATGAAGCGGGATACCTAAACAAGCAGGACGTTTCTACAGCCTTTACAAAACAGCTTGACACTCTTTACAGACTGATATATGAACAGTCGTTCGCTGTAATACCACCGGAAGTAAGAAGCGGGGATCTTCCGGGAGTGGCTATAAAGCTTCTTTATTCACCGGCGTTCGAGAATGCAATGAAGGATGCCCAAGAATATAACCATCTCGTTGATGATATGGTGAAGATATTCACTTACGGATACGGCGTTGAAACGGAAAATCTCATAGACCTGCAAAATTTGAGCGTTTATGCCTGGATAAAGCCGTATATCCATCTTAATGAATCGGAACTTGTGCAGAATCTTGCCGTTTGCGTGCAAAACGGATTTTTGTCACGACAGTCGGCAAATGAAATAGTTCAGTTCTATAGCAACCCACGTGATTGGGATAGGATAATGAGAGAGAAAAAGGAAGAACAGCAGGCTGACCTACTTTACGAATTGAAATCCAAACAAGCGTCCGCTGTCAATAATGGAGTGGAGCATAATACTGGAGGAGATGACAAACAATGAAACAGCCTACACGACAGCAGATACAAGAGTCCAAGGACTACATAAAGTTGAGAGTTCGGGCTGAAATATCCATGAGCGACAATTTACAGAAGGTGCTTCTGCAAGCCGCCAATGAAATTGTAGATATATCCTTGAAATACGGGATAAAGCCATCGTTGTTCCGGTTCTCTGCCAGTAAGGAGCTGAATGATGAAGTGAATAAGGTTCTTGATAAACTGCGTGATACTATATATGATTACACAGAGACCCTATCCGTCTATGACCGGGAAAATGACCGTGATGCGATTGTCGCATTCATCAATAGGGAAGACCACGGCAAGACGCTGTCCGAACGAATAAGTATCTACTCCAACCGTTTCAAGTATGAATTGGAAGCCGCCATAGCTGCCGGGCTGATAGCTGGGATTGGGGGAGAAAAGATAAAAAACAATATAAAATCAAATCTTGAATCTCCGTATTCAGACCCATACTTCAAGAGGGCTGTGGAAGGAGGGAATTCCTCTGCCACACGCATAAAAACCGACGGTATCAGCTACGGGGTCGGAAAATCAAATTCGGCCTACAATTCCCTGAATACACTTACCCGTTTTATTGTAGGTTCATCATGGATGTGGTTTTTGGGAATTTATCATAAGAATAAGGGGTTTACCGGATTCTATTCGTATCGTGGAAGCAGATATCCGTGTTCGTATTGTGACAGTATGGTCGGATATCACCCTATTTCCGATTATCAAAACCAGTGGCATATAAGGTGTTGTTGTTATTTCGTGTTCGTTTAATTAAAGTATATTACATATGTTGAGAGGTAAAGAGGAACAGGTATCGTTCAGCCGGGGGCTTGGAGGAGAATGCAAGCGTGCCAGGATAAGTTTTAGAGAAAAGGCTTTTGCGGATCTTGTCGCTATGGGATGGAAGGATAAGGACGCTTATCTCATTTCAGGACTTTATAATCCGGTGTATTCTTCCAAGGCCAACGAGAAGGACATGAATAAACTTCTGACTGAGGAAGAACGCTTCATGACATATCTGACATCGGTCAGCAGAAAAATACAAAGGAGGCAAAAGGAAAGCGAAAAAGGGAATGAGGATTCAGTAGAGGATGTCAGTGAAGAAGACATATCATTTGAACTTTCAAAAGAAAATCAACTGAAGAAACTTATTGCAGCCCGTAAGAAATATGACGGGAAAGAGGGGTGCAAGGAATGGATAGACTTGACAAAAATGATAGCAGATATTACGCAAATCAAAAAGGACGAGATAAAAGAAGAGGATACTACCGTCCATTTTTACCTGCCTCTTTCATGTAATAATTGCTCGTTGTATCTTGCATCTAAAAAGAAAGCCGGGAAATGATACCCGGCTTAAGAAGTGTATTTCAGTTATACCAATTCGTGCAAGTCTTTACTTCCGAATTTTGATATAAAATATCTTATTACAGAACTCATTTACATAGCTAAATTCTTATTCCCAAAGTAACATCAAACATCGTGGATTTTTTACCTGTCTCGGCATCGGATTTTTCAAATTCCTTGATTGAAGCGTCTATATGAATTCCACCATACTTATATGAGAAGGACAAAAGCATTGATTCTATTTCCCTTTCCAGCTCCTCTTTGCCTTTCCTTATCTGATAGCAAAAGTCCTTTTCATATATTTGCTTCCCTTTATCTATAGGTAGTATTGAAACTATATCGGAGGGATTGTAATATTTTCCGTTCTCTCCAAAATATCTAACATTGTATCCGTTCTTTTCATACAACGTCTCCTCTATCGCTTTCAATTTTCCCCCATTTCTAAGAGTTATTAGTATTTGATAATTCATAATTATTCCTCCATTTCCTTTTTCATTTGATACATCCGCCTTTCCTCCTCAATTATTTTGGCGTCCTCCTCGTCAGAGATAGGAATGGCATCCGCACGGTCAATGGCGTTTCCTACTGCCTTCAATACGTCCACCTGCAATTCTGCGTCAATGCAGTTGGCCACATACTGGGTATTGCGCAATATCAGCATAGGCAGGTTATCCACCCTGTCTTCTATCTCGCAATTGTCAAGCAACATGAAAATAACACTCCCTGCCCCATATTCAATGGAGAAATCACCACTGGCAGTCGATGCTTTGATAAAGGGCAAATCCCCCTTCTTGTACTTGAGAATAATCATATTCCCTATTTGTATCTTCCCGAAATCCATAATATATGTATTTATTACAATTAACAGTCAATGTCCTCGTTCATGAAATCTTCGTCGGTATATTCCCATCCTTCGAACATGTTTACCTTCGCCTCCTCTGCAATGCTGGGGACGTGCTTCATGAAATTATTAGCAATGTCCTCATTTCCGCACCACAGGGTATATGAGTTGCTGTATCCCTTGTCCGAACGCTTCTCCCTTGCATATCCGAGAGAAAGCATGTCGATACCCATCTTCCTCTGGGATACAGGTACTACACCGTTCTTCTTGCAGAAACGCTCGTAGTTCTTGTATATCTCCGAGGACGACATTTCTATATTTCCGCTCCCATCGAATTCCTCCGGACGGCATTCCTTGTACTTCAAGTATTCGGTTATGCTTCCGTCCACAAGCTTTCCGTCCTTACCCGCAACGGTGGAGCGTATCCTCTCCAGTTTCATGTCTATCTTGCCGCCCAAGTTCTCCGGCATGCGCCAGTTGTTTTTCTTCAGCTCGCACAGCCCCTTGACTATCCACGCCATAATACCGGCATGCTCCGACCTCATCCTTTCAGCGAGCATCGTATCCCTTTTCTCTACTGGGATAGTCTTGTCGAAATTAAGGACAAGTGCACGCCTCTGCATGCTCTCGTCGTCAGGGTCGTCACGGTTCAGAAAGTCCTTAGGCTGCCACCGGTAGTTGGAGTTGCACAACATTATAGGAGGCCTCTGCATCATCATGATGTTCCCGCCTATTCCACGGCATGCAATTGGCTCACCGCTTGATATGGCCTTTATTATGCTCATGTCCTTGAAATCCCCACGGTTGCTCTCGGTACAGTACATCATCCTTTTCCTTGACATGGAATAGGCGGCACGCAACTGCTCGTCACCTCCCCTGGCAAACTGGCTCATCTTGATGTTCAATATCTCGTCATCACCGAACATGTCCTTGAGTACACGGTAAATCACGCTTTTACCGTTAGCTCCGGTTCCCTGCAATATGAGGAAATACTCAAAGCTGATATTCTTCCTGTTGACAAGGCATGCGCCAAGAAACATCTGGAGTATACGCCTCTTGTGCTTCTCCGGAAGGACACCGTCCATGTCGTCCGAAGGAAGCCAACTCTCACCGAGGAAGCTTCGCCAAGTAGGACAGTTGAATATCTCCTTGCGGTCATACTTGAAAGGATACATCTTTATGCAGTCGAACTTAGGGGAGTGAGGATAAACCTTGAGACGGTTCATGTCAACCACGCAATTGGTAAAGCACATTACGCTCAAATCCGGCTGGAGCTCATGATCCCTTATCACATTTATTATACGCCCCATGTACGCGTACATAGTCTTGTTGGTACGGTCACGGGCGGCAACACCCATCCTTTCCAACCACCTGTCAACCGCATCGTAGAGGACGTTGTAGTCCATGTACTCATATATCTTCCCAGTAAATACATACAAGGGGACACGGTAATCGGCAATGTCTTTCGTAACAACGCCATACCCCTCCCTAAACAACTCCTCAAGACGCCTGCCGTATCTGTCTATACGCTCGGGATTGCTGGATACAAGAGATATGTCCCTAAACGTGGAGGCATATTCGTCACAATGGCGAGACAACAACCCGAGAACATAATCCTTCAATTCCTTCCTGTTCATTGAATATAACCGTTTTGCGTTAAAAAGAACATAAACATATCTGCTATAGGCGCATTCTATAAAAATAGCATCCTTCTTTTAATCGTTTGAACTAAATACATATGATTATGCTCTTTATCTTCATTATGCAAATATACAACATATTGGGAATAAAACAAGTATATATTATATAAAACATACAGGATAACGTAGAAAATATCAGAAAAAAGAACTTAAAACATAAAAACCGGAAAAACAAAGGGTATAAACGTAGGTAAAACATCATTACATGGCGCAGAAAAAAGGAAAATAAAAAATTTTTAGGGGAGGTGACTACATCAGATATCATTACAAGCAACAAGGGGTAGGGGAGGTGGCATGTAAGGATGTTAGTAGTGTAAACACTTGTATATCAGTGCGTATATGTTTATATTATACATATAATATAAAGTTTATTCTTATTTACAAATTGGCATACGGACTATGATTGCTAAAGATTGCGTAAACATCGTAATTCGTTGAAATAGACCATATTATATCATCAATATAAATAATTACTTTAATACACTAATATATATCGTTGATAATCAATATAATATTGTTACGTGTTATTCTTTTGCCTTGTATTTCGCAGGTTGTTTTGTTGTGTTGTGTTGTTCTTTGTACGTTTGGTATCTTTTGTTTTCTGGAAGATATACATATTTTAACTGTTTTATCTTCTTTTCGGTATTTAATATTTACTTTTTATCTGCGGCTTTGTATTGTATGTAGTATATTGGTTTATAGGTATTTTCATGTGTTTTTGATATGTTATTTAACATATATATTTCGTTGAAATATTTTGCTATTTTCTTTGTTTGTTACAATATAATTCGTATCTTTGTAATGTAAGAAAGAGGTAAGCATAAGGCTTCCGTTTTTACAAGCGTTGTTTGTATTGTGAGATATAAAAAGAACCTGCTAGCACTGGTAATGCTAACAGGTTCGAAGAAGGGAATAACTTGGATAAGTACCCCCCCAATCAGGAGCAAAGGTACTTATCCGGGTTGTCACTTCCAAATTCTCCCCTTGTAAAATAACGCTGTACTTTGAATTATTAACAATTTAAACTATAGCATTATGAAAGCAATGAATTTCTACACCGCCAACGGTTGGGCTGGCTCCAACTATGACAGCAAGTTAAGCACAAAGGAAATCGCCGCAAAGGTCAGATCTTATGCAAAGAAGAATTTCCCGGACTTTAAATTCTCTGTACGTTCTGAATGGAGTATGTACACGGATTCCATGTATATCGAGCTGAAAGAAGGCACTTGCATTCCTTTTGTTGAAGGTTCAAGAAGTGCAGAACGTGGGTACATGTCTACAATGTCAACCGTAAAAGGCTGGGAAAATGAGTTAACGCCGGAAATGTTTAAAGTGTTGGACGCTGTTACGACTTATGCAAGTTCTTTCCGTTACGATGATAGCGACGGTATGCAAGATTATTACGATACTAATTTTTATTTGAAAATCAAAGTTAGCGACGAATATAAGGTTGTAGAGCCGAAGGCAAAGAAAAGCAGCGTTAAGGCTGAAAAGGTTGAGGAAGCCAAAGAAGTGGAAGCCGTGACGGTTGAAGGGATTGAGGTTGTGGATTATTCAGAAAAGGCGGTTGCTGTGTTTGGCGATACGAAGGCGATCAAAGAGCAATTAAAGGAATTAGGCGGACGCTTTAACCCGTCTTTAAACTACAACGGTGAAAAGCGCGCCGGATGGATATTCAGCAAGAAGCAAGCGGACAAGGTGAAAGAATTGATAGCGCCTACAGAGTTGCCGGTGCTTCCTGAAGAAATATATATCCCGGAACTAGCAGAAGAACCCCAAGGGAATGACACCCCATTAATTATTGATGATTATGCAAAATACGATTCGTTTGATTATCCGACAATACCCGAAGAACTGGACGGGTTTAGACTGGGGGAGGTCGTTTATGATCAATGTGGAGAAATAGGCGTTATATTGGCTTTTAATGAAAAAAACGGTACTGCCCGTGTAAATTCAAATGGTTGTTGCAATGTTGGTAATTTAAAAAAATGCCCTAAAGAAATAGCGGAAAGAGAAGTTAAGTACATGGATATAATACGACCGGAAAAAGCTTTAACGGATTGTACAGCTGAAGCGCACCCGCTCAATAATATAAGCTTTACCAAAACGGACAACTTTAACGGCGTGCGCTATTACGACATTGAAGGCGCGGGAATCATAACCAGTGCGAAAGTACGCGAGGATATACAGCCGGGCGATGTTTTCAATGTATATACGGATGGAGAACGTAAGTTTTGCGTAACCTATGACGGTGTAAGTCTGGAAAGCAGTTTAAAAAACGATTTACCCGGTATAATTGAGTTTCACGACAAAATAGAATCGGGCACGCTTAGCGCTTCATCGCATTATACCCCGCTTGCTGAAGGAGTGGAATTTTATGAGAAGGAAGTAAAGGGAAAGCGTTACACCGTCAAGGATAAGCCGTTAACACTTGGATATTACGGCATATTAGATAATTTGGACAACTGTATAATAGAATGCTATCCGACTAAGGAAGAAGCCGAAAAAGAGGTGAAAATACTCAACGGTTTTGTAGATGGCAACGGACGTTTAAAAAGTGTCGTATAATGTTCGGCGTTATGTTGCTGTTATTCGGTGCTGTGTTGTTCATCAGCGGCACCGATATAGAGAGGATAAGGGAATTTATAAACGACAGTAAAGAATCAGATAAATTTTAAGATTATGAAACGCGAAAAGATGGATAATATATTACGTAGCTTGTTAGTTGCTGGCAACATTGTAACGGTATCATTTGATGAAATGAAAGACATTCTCAAAGAGTTAAACCGCTTTGTTCCAAAAATCGAAATAGAGATAATAAAGAGTGATTTTGAAACGGTTTCTTTCCGCGAACTAAGATACTAACCAATAAAGTATACATATATGGAAGTAAAACATACTTTTCAAATAGAATCAACCGTAATAGATGCCACAATTTCGGAAATTGAGAAAGTAGTACCAATTTGGGCAAGAAATAAAGGCAAAAGCCTAACCGTATTAATTTACATGGGTAACAAGTGGCAATTATACAAGGTTTTTACGGCTTAATAGTTGCAATTATTTCGGCGTGGAGAACAGCAAGCGGAGCGACACCGCCGCCGGGAACAAACAAACTAAAATTATAAAGATATGAAATCACAGGTTTACACGGAAAAAGAGTACAAGCAATTGGAAAAAGAATCTGAATCAAGGTTTTCAGATCATGAATACTGCCTGATGGGATGGGATGAGAAAAGACAGGTGTACACAGTTGTCTATAACGTCGCCGGAGCGAATTATACATGCAGGAACGGGCATATATACAGCGTGCCCAAGCGGTACTATTTTGATAATTTAGAAGATGCAGCACGCAATTATAACCGCCTTTGCAAGTATCGCCCGTTATTCGTTGCTTGAAGCGGCAAAGCATTAAAGAAATATAATCAAATAACTAAATTATAAAGATATGGATAATACAACAAGATGGCACAATGCTAATTTAGAAAATTCGGAAAACGGAAAAACCGTATTGTTACGAGTTGAAAAGGACAAGAACCCGAACAACGTGCAATTTATAGTCGGTTATTATAGCGGCTACGAGTATTGCGACAAAAAAGTACTCATAACTCATTACGACCGTGTAACGCACTGGATTGAATTACCCGAATAACAACAAGTTAAAAAATAACGATATGAACTATACATTTTACTTCGTGAACAACAACCGCGTAATAAGCGAGTGGCGCGGATGTTTTGAAAACAAAGAGGCTGCAGAACGGTTTGCCGATGGTGCGGCTATAGGAGCAATGTGCACTACTGGAGAAATAGGCGTGTACGGAGTATCGGAAAGCGAACAGTATCCTATTTCCCGGCAAATGACAGATAGACGCAAAAATGTTATATTTGCATATGCTAAAGAAAAAGAATCATGTAATTTGAAATAAGGAGGGCAAGTCATGTATTTAGGTTTTATACTTTGGGCAATAATTTTAGTGGTAATATTGTGGAATATTAGTCCAGCGCTGGTTATTACATCGGCTTTGATAGGTATTGCTCTTGCGATAGGGAAAACAAAAGATAATAAATCAGGTAAATAATATGGAGACTTTAAAGAACGTGTTTTTGAAGAAATACCCGCAATACGAGAAAGTTTTACGAGTATACGAAGAGGTTAATAAAGTAGAATGTACATTCGACAGCATAACAAAGCCGAGGTTGTACAACTTTGTTCAGGCTCTTAATGAAAGAGTAGCTACCAATAGCGCTAAAACCTATTGCGCTATGCTTAAATCGGTCCTTAATCTATATAGTGACTCGTACTCCTTCCCGAAGGGTTTTGAGGCTATATTGACCTTGAAGAAGGACGCTACGCAAAGCACATGGCTAACGGATGACGAGATAAAGGCTTTGTTGGAGTATATCCCGGTTAATGAGACGGAACGTGCCGTGAAAAACTGTTTCCTGCTTGGATGCCTCACTGGCGCCAGGCATTCGGACTATATCGAATTCACGGAGGACAACATAATAGACGGAAGACTGGTATATGTCTCACGGAAAACAAAGATTAAGGCGGAAATACCGGCTGCTCCTGCTGTACTCCGGATATTGAAAGAGAACCGGGAATACGGCATAAACGATCGTAAGGTTTCGGATGTGACTTTCAACGATACTATAAGGAGTATATGTCGTAAGTGCATGATAAACAAGAAAGTGAAACTTTACCAGGCTGGAGAATATATGACAGGTGAAAAGTGGGAGTTCATTTCCTCGCATTCGGCCCGGAAGTCTTGCGCGACCAACTTATACCTAAGAGGGGCTGACCTGTATTCAATCAGCCGGATGTTAGGACACTCCAGTGTAACAATGACAGAAACTTATATTTGTTGCGGTCTTCGTGAATTGTCTGACAGGATAATGGGGTATTTCAACGGTTTTAAATAGGTGCTTTAAAGCATAAAAATATTTGTGCGCGTATTTGCGTACATCAAAATAAATGCTTATATTTGCAATATCAAAAAACAACAAGAAGTGGGGGCAACACTATAAAATCTGCAACAATGTTATGAAGACTCAAATCAACTCTTTAATTAACGGTACAAGAGACATCCGTAGAGACTTATCCAACCCAAAGTACATTGAATGTCCTAAGGCAACTTCGCATATTGGATATGCAGGAACAAGCCTTAAATTGCGTGCAGAAATTGCGGAAAAAGTTATTGCGGAAAATCCTGATGGAATGGACGTTGAAATGTTCGGAAAGAAATTCCGTTTGTCTCGTTCATCCTCATTATCCGGTAAAACCGTATGGTTTTCCACGGAAATAACCATTAATGACTTCATGCTGTTATCCGGTTATGCGGAATTTCCATTCAAACAAAGCAAGGAGTGCAAATTTGCATTAGAGATAAACAATGACATGAATGTTTTGCTTCACAAGTGGTGCAGATCCAATGATAAAGCCAAGATGAGGCATAGGGGCTATGACTACATTGACGAATCTTTTGTAACGATATTATAACCATAAGCTGCGCTATCGGCATAACGGGCCATGAATATGGATAAACTTGTAAATCTTACACTTCCCGAATTTGCTTTTGTGGAGGGTTCTGAACACGAAAAGAATAATATACTGTCCGGTCGGATAGTGATACTGCATATACGCTCTGCAAGTGTGGTAGAGATACTTGATAGAGACAACTCTTTCCTGACCGAAGGTGTTTTGGCTTATAATTTTTCCTTTGTCAACAGATTTGGCATTAAAGAACCAATGGTTGCCACATTGCACTATAGTTCCACACTTGATAAGGATGCAGACCGTGAAATGATTATCAAGGGAATTATGAAACCTGCCGCACAATGGTACTGTGAATATGCCAAGTGGGAGGATGAAAATATAGCAAGAAAGGAAGGATGGAAATGAATGAGCGTGAACGGATAGGCGCATTACTCGCCCAAAAAAGAAACGAAGCCGGGTTGTCGGTCCGTGCGCTGGCTGAACTTGCCGGAGTCAGCTATCAGAACATAACCAAGATTGAGAATGGCAAGTATAATGTCAGCATTGACATATTATCCAAGATAGTCAATGCGCTTAATTGTAAGATTGATATTAGCAATATATAAAGAAAAGATATGCCAGAAAGTAAATATGCTTACGACGAGGAATCCGTCAAGGCAATAATCGAATGGGCACAAACATCCCAATTGCCCAAGGAGGTGACATTAAGTGAGGCAGAACACATCATCGATACGTCCATGTACGTCCACGCCAACATCTGCGACATCAACCAGCACTATCCGGACCCGTTCTACAATCCGGCGATTGACCGGTTGTACAGATTGAAGGAATTCATGGAACAGCAATAAGTTTATATAACCCAGTGGGTTGTTTTGCTTGTTTTGGGTTGAATTTAACCCACTGGGTTGTTTTGCTTATAGCTTGCTATCCATCTTTTCAAATTCTTCCTGCACGGACTTGTTCAGCACCTTCGCGTATATCTGGGTCGTTTTTATGTCTGTGTGTCCCATCATTTTGGCGAGATTTTCAATAGACACTCCCATATTTAAAGCCATTACCGCAAAACTATGGCGTGCCATATGTGAGTGAAGGCTTAATTTGATTCTAGCAAATTCTTGAACTACTTTCAGCCTTAAATTATACTGGTAGTTGCTTATCACCGGCAGTTTAAAGTCATATTTTTGCAATATTTCCATTGCGGGCTTAAGAAGCATGAGGAAATATTCTTCTTCCGTCTTCGTCCTTATATCCCTTATGAAGAATTTATCCCCTTTCTTTATTACCACGCTAAAATCAAAGTTGAACAAGTCCGCATATGATAATCCGGTAAAGCATTGGAAGACGAACAAGTCCCTAACCCTTTCAATGCTCTCTGATGCTATTTCTAGGTTCTTTATTTGGTTTATTTGTTCTAATGTGAGGTATTTTATGCCTTCGCTCTTTCCTCGCTCAAATTTGAGCTTATTATACGGGTTGTCTTTCAATAGCTCAAATTTGATGGCTTCGTTTATATACCTTTTCAGACGTTTATGATAACCATGTATGGTTGTCTGTTTGTTGTACTTCCCGTGGAGGAAATTATCGTAGTGCATTATATTAGCCGTAGTAATGTCCGTAAAGTAAATGATCCGGCCGAACTCTTCCAAGGATGTTATTAAGGAGGAATGAGTATTGAGCGTACCCTGTCTAAGGTCCGTCCTTTCACTGACTCTCCGTTTGATGAAATCTATAAATCTCTCTTTCGTTTGAGAATACTTTAAGAAGTGTTCCAGCTTCTCAAAACTGAAAGGTTCTTTGTTCTTTATAAGAGTATTTATAAATTCATTTATATTCTGTATTTGTGCGTCAAGCCTTTCGTTGAGGTCTAAAGATTGAACGGTGTTCTTAACCTTTGTCTTCTCGCTCCATTGGTCGGAATACAACCGAACGCCTGTACCTAGCCATTTTCTTTTCCGTTCAAACAAAACTTCTATTTGAACGGTTCCTTTCGTTGTCTTGCTTGCCGTATGTTTACGGTCAAAAACAAACCTTAATACTGGATACTTCATAATTTAAAAGATTTGGTATCACACAAGGGTATCACATTTGTATCACATTTCGTGAAATAGAATGAAATAGAATGAACTAGAATGAAACAACATTAGCAGTGTGTTTGTTCTCCTAAATCATTGATTTTTACGTAAAACGCTGATAACAAATAAAAAGGGACTACATTTTTGTAATCCCTTGCTGTGATCCGCTTGGGATTAAATTAATATATGCAATTATCTGATTATTATATATTTAAATATGAGCGTGTAGTAGTGGTATCACAATAGTATCTTTTTTATCTCTTCCAGCTTCTTTTCAGCATCATATTTATCATCAATCATGTTACCTTTCCCGGAGCAAAGCCATTTGATGTTAAGCATAGGAAACGCCTCGGAAATGCGGGAAATACTGTCGCTGCCTATATTTCCTTTGTTTTTCCCTCCTCTATCTAAACAATTGATGTAGTTATTAGACAGTCCGCAATAAGCCTCAAAAGAATTGAAGCCTTTCACCAGTTTAAGCTCTTCCCTTGCATATTTGGCGAATATTTTCAGCCGATCTACTGCCCTTTCATTTTGTTCTGTTTTGTTTTTTGTATCATTTTCCATTTAAAGTATTCATTTATAACGTTATCTCTTTTTTTTTGTGATAAATCGGTTTTATATTGCTATGTTTAATAACATGTTCCTTTATTAAACATTTGTAATATCAGAATGTTATAGAAAGACATAACTATCAATTTTTAAAAAAAATAAGCAATATGGAAGAAGCAAACCTTTCTTTAATCCGTTTAATGGAGCAGAGCAAATTTATTGCGCAACAACTGTTGCGTGTGTCTGAAGATCTTGAGTTGGCGCACGAAAGGATATCCATATTGGAGCGAGATTTTGAAAACTATAAGTTTATGTCACAGAATAGTCGCCCAAATAAAATGAGCATATTACATTCTAAGGCGACTAGTATGTGAATATATTGGGGCAAACTCTATATTTGAAGGGATTGCCCTTATGCTGTTTTCTTTTTGTTTAATACAACCCTTACATCATCAAGGGCGTTATCCAGATTTTCCCTTACTTCCATGATAGTCTTTTCAAGTTCCTTGAACTGCTCTTCAAGATTGGTAAATAGCCTTTCATATCTTGATACTGTTGTTTTATACAGCCTTGAAAGTTCATCATAAGTAAGCGATATATCATTGTCATTCCCTTTCCCTTCCTCGGTAGAAACGCTATTTTCACTTTCAATGAACATAGGTTCTTTGCCAGTAAGGATGTAGTTGGCGTTGACTTGGGGATAAGATTCAAAAAACGCCTCTAATATTTCCAACTTAACGCCATTGTCTCCAACCCTCATATTATATATTTTTTGCTTGGTAAGACCATGTACGCTTTTAGACAGTGAGACATCGCTGTCTACTACATTTTGGGCTTTAAGTTCAGATACAACCTCTAGCCATCTTTCCGTTGTTTTGTTTTTAGCCATAATGTTAATATATATAAATTACACATTATATTTTGTAGTACAGAAAAACTGTACTATCTTTGCATCCGTTGCAAGTAGAGCGGCAACAGACACATGATTATACAATCGCCCTAACGTGGGCCTTTCTATATGGAAATCCGTTGCCGCTCTACTTTAGCAACGGATTTTTTTTATTTCAATTATATGAAGCAAACGTTATATTTAAACATCGGACTTGCAGAGCAGGCGGTCAATGATAAACGGTTCATTGAAGCGCTTGCTTTTTCTGTTCTCGTCAAACTGACGTTTGTTTCATCAAGAATACAATCGGCTACTGTTAGCAAATGCAAGGATTTATTCGGCATTGGGTCAACAAGGATGTGCCGTATAATCAATAGCGGCATCGAATACGGATTACTGAAACGAGACAGTAAAGACCTTGTATCCACATCACTTAAAAGGGAAAAATCATACCATATAAGGTTAGACTTTGAATGCAAGACATACAGTCGGACAAAAGCTTTGATGAACGATAAAACGAAATCAGAACGGAAACCGATTGTATGCCAATACTCATTGAAAGACATTATAGACATTATCAGGAAGTCTGTATTGCTGAACCATATAAGCAAGCAATCGGACTGCGAAGATACCATTAACATAGCAAAGGGTAATACTAAGTCTGTGAACCAGCTTCGGAAAGCCCGCAAAAAATGTAAGCGTATGCTACGTACGGATAATGCCTTTACAGGATTGAGCAGAAAGCGTATCATGGATATAACCAAGGTATGCAAGAATAAAGCCAAACACCTTATTGACAATTTGTGTAAAAGCGGACTTGTAAACAGAGTCGAACAGTCCGTTCGTGTATTCTTAAACTATTCAGACTTTTCTCCAAAGTTGGCAAACAGCTTCTTCAGAGAAACAGGGCTGAATGGTTACTTATACAGGAGTGGAAGTGAGATTCGTTTGCGCTGCTCAAACAAGTATGTTTATTCTTGCGATTTGATAACGTTTAAACTTTAATTTTTATGCCATATTCCCCAAAAAGACCACTAAAAACATAGCGTAGCGTATGCACACGTGACGCATACGCATGATGCACATGATTATATAATTATAATTTAATATACATACAAAGACAATGAGTAAATATATAGCTTATACAGACGGTGGATGTCAGAACACTTCGGTTTATGGCGAAGGTGGTTCTGCATACCTAATAATCCATAACGGAGAAGTGATAAAAACCGCTTCTAAGGGATTTCTTAATACGACTAACAATCGTATGGAGATGCTTGCTATCCTAAGTGCCGTATTTTCCGTTCCGGATGGTTCTGATTTGGTCGTTTTTTCGGACAGCCAATATGCTATCAATGTTTTTTCAGGAGCATGGAAGGCTACCAAAAACAGAGACCTAATCATAAAATACACAGAACGAATCAAAAGCCTTAGCTCCGTGTCCTTCCGTTGGGTCAAAGGTCACAACGGAGACAGATACAACGAAATGGTTGATTCCATGTGTACTAACTCCATCAAAGAGATAGTCAGTATGCACAACTTACCAAAAGACCATTTCAAGAAAAAGAAAATACAGCTATCCATCGAATTTGAATAATAACCGATTGTAAACATTTCAAAGAACGAATTATGATTAATAAAAAAATTCAATTCAAAGCAGACGGCACACCTATTAAAGATGAATGCTATCTTCAGTATGAGAGAGAATGGCTTGACCTAAGAAGAAGGGCAGCAGAGTTTGGTCGCTTTTTACAATCAGAACTTGATAAGCGGTTTGATTTGTCTAAGAGCGAATGGTGCAAATTACATAGTCATTTGATTACCGAGTATTCCTCTGACAGCAAAATGCTTGATCACATCCTTTAATGTTTCTATGGCTATTGATTTTATCAGATCAATAGCCTTTTCTTTTTTTTCTCTCTCTTTTTCTCCGCTATATCCTCCTAAGTCAAAGAATATTCTTCCTTTTTCTGTTAGCTCCGGGTTTATAGCTCCACATACATTATATCTATCAGTTACATATCCATCTGATTCAACTACATCAAAGACATATTTCCAATACTGGAAACTTTCCTTACCAACAAGAGAACAATCAATCATTTGTCTCTCATCAGCAAGCTCTAATATGAAGTTTTTAAATTTCAGAAGTCTTTCCATATCTATTTAATAATCAGTCAACTATGTAAAATATGTTTTATAACATATAAAATAGTACATAAAAACTGTACCGTTTCTTTGTTGTATAGATTTTCTATACTATCTTTGCATCGTTGTCAGAACGACAGACCGACAACAACGAGATATAAAAAAAATAGAAGCAACTATAAAAGCCGCTTTCATTATATCCGGAGGCAAATATAGTGGTTTTCTATTAAAAAACAAATATAATGTAGAAAATTTACATAAAGAAAGAATATGAAAGTAACAAGAGAAGAAGTTTCGAAGATAAAGCCTGGGAGTTCTCTTACTGTATGGCTATCCAATTATAACGAGTGCGATTCTGCGAGAGCGACAGCTTATAGAACCGCTTTGGCAATTCCAAGACCGGATGTAGAGAGATATAAGGTGGAAATTGATACTAAAACTTTCAAGGTTACTATAACCGCAATCGAAAAGAGATGAACAGTTCAGAAGCAAGAGCAGTAGCGCAGGAATTGTACAAGCTTATGCGCAATGACGTGAAAAAGCTTGTAAAGGAAGCTGTTGAAGAGGAAACTTCTGAATGGCTTGGCGCCCGTGAAGCTGCGGAATTACTAGGTTGGTCTCTGGGAACTTTATACAACCGTATAGATACAGTTCCTCACAGCAAGAGTGGGAGAGTGCTTCGTTTCAAGAAGTCATCATTGATAAAGCTTCTTGAAAGATGAAATCAAGGGATTACAATCTTGTCGTTGACGGGAAATACAACCACCGTGCAATCATGCAGCTTGCGTTTGCCTATTCCAGAAGGAACAATTCAATCATGCGGTATTCATCCGGTGATGCGTTGAGGGAGGCTTGGGCGGACGCAAAGGTAAAGATGGACGAATACAACGCTTCACTTGTAAGAAGCGGCCCAACAGGAAAGGATAGAAGTATCCATGAGATAGGATATGCGATGCTCGGATGGAGATACGAGCATATAGACATGAATCTGTAGAACATTCCCGTGGTCGGATTGAACGGCTTCCGGTAGCGAGGACCGGACGGGAGCACTTGATAGGTCTTTGACGTATTGATGTAGAGATTTAGAATGCAAGTCTTCTTGATACTGTATTCTAATCCTAATGTAATCAAGAAATTATGGGTAGCGGAAACGCCGTAATCCCATATGGGCTTGATTTTTTCAAAGAATTAATACTGTATCCAAGTCTTTAGGAGTAAGTAATGACGGATTAGGCAACCGACACGCAGTATGAATGAGGTCACAATGACAACATAAGCGTCCTATCCAGTCCTAAATAGGTATAAAGTAAATGGCGGCGAAGTGCGACCATACCACGCTTATCGATATATCCCGTGGCTTACCTAACCTTAGTGTAAGTAGTAAGGCTACCACCGGAACGCCCACGGGAACTAAACTTAAAACAAATATTTATATGTTTAAAAAGATAATTGCGTATTTAAGGAAACGTAACAATATAAAGTTGCGTAAATGGTGTGTAGAAAAATCAGTAAAAGCAAGCCGCAACGCAAATGAGGCGGCTTGTCTTACTGAATACTTTTACGGGTTTGTTCACGGGAACACAGATGTTTGAATAATTAGTTAGGTTTTGTCCGTCCGGTTTGAGAAAATAGGTCGGATTTTTTTTAGCATATCAATTAAAAACAAAATAAATATGGAATACTGCAAGAACCAATACGGAATACCCGTAAAGAAATGGTGCGTCACGTGCCAGAACAACGATGAGTGCAAACGAAGGCTTGCAAAGATAGGAATGAGCGATGACTGTTGGGTAATGAAGGATGCCTACCAGAATGCGGGAAAAGGTGACGGGCGTGTACGAAAGCTTGTTACTGTAAGCACTTCAATAGGGTACATATTAAAATTCATTGATTAAATAATATAAATATGGGAAAGAAATTTACTCCTGACAATATTCAGGAACTTAAAGAGAATCAAATATTTGTTTTTGGTAGTAATATGAACGGAAACCATGCCGGTGGAGCAGCCAGATTAGCAGTTGAAAAATTCGGTGCAATCATGGGGCAAGCCGAAGGAATACAAGGGAAATCCTATGCCATTCCTACGCTGGATGAGGATATGGAGAAAGTCACAGAAGTAGATTTGATAAACTCTTTGGCCAACTTAAGGAATTTTGCCAACGGGCATCCGGAAAAGGAATTCCTTCTTACCGCCATCGGAACGGGAATTGCTGGATTTGACACAAATTATATGGCTTACATGGTACTCAGAGCAAATCTTCCAAATAACGTTACCATACCAGAGGAATTCAGCAAGATTAAAGGGTTCAAGGGGTTTAACCCCGATATGGCTTGCAGAGAATTCAAGTATGAAGAAGGAAAGGATTACGAAGAGCAGGGTGATATAAGCGCTTGCAATAATGGTTTCCATTTCTGCCTTTATCCCTTGGATGTATTCTGCTATTATCCTCCTGCATACATTGGTATGAACAAGTTTCATGAAGTTGAAGGAAGTGGGGACATGGATGTTGATACGGATGATACCAAAATTGCTTGCTCAAAAATCCACATAGGAGCAGAGTTAAGCATTAAGAGCATTGTTGATGCGGCAATCAAGTTCACTTTCAGTAAATGTAAGTGGGTAAAGGAAAAGATTGCTACCGGCTACCAAGGCGCTGCATCAGCTACCGGCGACCGTGGCGCTGCATCAGCTACCGGCTACCAAGGCGCTGCATCAGCTACCGGCTACCAAG